CATAAATAATACCTAGTTTACCAACATGTACAGCAAGTGATTTAAAGCTACGTGACATACTGTCAACAGATTTTGTAGTCTTATTAAAACCTCTATCTGTTTTTTGTAATTTTGTAATTTGAGTGTTAAGTTTTTTTATATCTGCGAGAGCTTTATTTGTTTTTGTTTGTATATCAATTACAACATTGCGTTCAGTATTTTTAGGCATTTACTTCCCCTGCATTTTGCGTAAGTTAGCCTCATGGTCACCTACAATTGGTTGTTTTTCATCACCGTCACTATCTCGCATGAATTTCTCGAAATCAGGAACATCCAATTTAGATGCTCTATGTGATATTGCATTATATCTTAATTCTTCTGAAACGTGGTCGTTTAATTCAACTAGACATGTTTCAAAAAAGTTCATACGATATTTGAGTACATCAACATGACCATTGCGTACTAATTTAGCACCGAGGTAACTTAAACTTTTTTTTTACCCTCGTCAACATCTTCATCAACAGTTAATTCTATTGGATTACCTTTATCGTCATAGTATTGTGGGTATGTTAATTTGCTTACAGTTAAATATAATTTTTCAACTTCACAATTACGCAACTTAAAAATTTCATCAGTTGTCAGCCCTGTTCCATCAATGATGATGTCATGTTTTGTCTCAATAACTTCACCTGATTGCAACTTAACTATAAAACCATAAGTGAGGTCTTTACAAATAACGTCTTTGCCATTAATTTTTACTTTTTCTGTTACGGGAAACATATTTTAAACCTTTACATGTAATTTTAATAAACCCCTCCAATGAGAGGTCTATAAAACTATTACGTTAGTTTTGTAGCTTTTATTTGGAAAAGCTTTGATTCATCCTGAGCAATAACATCTTCAGATGCTAACATTGAACCCTCAAACGAAACCTTTGTGAACTCTTCTGATGACTTAAGTGCGAAATCGCCTGATGCCAATAAAGAAACTCTGTGGAAAATGTAAGTATAATTTAGACCTGTTGCTGATTTACCAACAAAGCGTAATTTACCCTCTAACTTAGACTCCATAAACCCCTCTAGTTGAATGTCCTCATAACCTGCATTATCTGCTGTTATATGAAGAATATCTGATGCAGTAATTGAACCACTACCTAATGCAGTTATATATCCTGACTCACTATCGTAAGTATAATCAGTACCATTAACATAAGTTGTTACATCACTATCATCTTTAACAACAAGGTTAGATACGTGCTTAAGACCCATGTAATAAGCAATGTCAAGTTCTGTCATTGTTACATCATCTAAATCCGTTGCAGTTGCCAATGGAACTGTTGACGATTTATCAGTAGCAAGAAACGCTTTCATAAGCATTTCAGGGCTTATTTCAACACTTTCTATTGCCAATGTTCCTGTAATCTTTTTAAGAATACTCATATCTTCAATTGTAATTGTACCCTCTGTGTTATCGTGAGTTAAGGTTTCAATCTCAGATGAAAATGTAACATTCTCTGTTTGACCAAATGCAGTCTCATTACCAATTACACCATCTACTATTGGTGCAAAAAATAATTCCCCACCACCTGTATTATAATATTTACTTTGTGCTGACATTACTAATGCCTCCCTATTTTATATTCATAATTTTAGTTTCAAACATCAAATATTCAACTTCCAAACTACTTTGTAGGTTTATATTTGAACCAATGAAATAAAAATCCATTTCATCATCAATACTTGCTCTAATTAGAGAGTTTAATAACGCCTCATTATCTGCTGTTGTAACAAGAGCTATTCTAACTGTTCTTGTTATTGAACGTGGTTTTTCAACAACTCTATCAACAACAATGGTTCTTGGTGCTTTTTCACCAAAAGACTTTGCAAGTTTAATTAACCTATCTCTTACTTCTTTTTCAGTTAAAGTAACATCCATTTCACACCTCGCTTAAAAAGATGTCAACACCCATTTTATGCTCATCATGTGTGAAATCAACAACGCCATATTTGACATTATCAATTATGAATTGTTCATTCTTTTTGATATACCGTACATCTTCAAAAGCACACCATATATGACTATATAATGTTTCCATTTTATCAAGGGCATCCTTAAAAAAATGTACAGTAACAGGTTTGGGGTCATTACCTACTTGGTATATTGCTTCAACTGTGAAATCTCCATTGACAAATGTACTTTTCATATCAGCTTTCATAATATCTTTAAATTTAGGTAATGACATAACCTTATCCTATCTTAACTTCAATTGAACCAACGACACCTGCACCTTTACCAACAACAACCATTCCCATAGTTGTAGCCCCTGCAATAAGACACATATCTGTACCGTTATCCCATTTTGCAATATCACCTACTGCAAATGCCTCTGATGTTGTTGCTTCAAATGAATGAACACCCACTATCTCAACATTAATGTCCTCAGTATCAAGTCCTGCTGTTTGAGCAACACCTACACTATGAGTACCAAACTCAATTACATCATTAACAACTGTATCATCAGTTGCAGGTATCATTATTACGAAACCATCGCTTACTTTTCTTGACATATTATTTTCCTTAAAATTTAAGTGTAACCCCGATTAAGGATTACACATTTCCTCTATAAAGACCACGAAAGTCCTCAACCATTGCACCAATATCAAAAACACCCTCATACTTAGTACGAGTTAAAGAACTTTCATTAACCTTAACAACAGGACTTCTATTTGTACCTGCTAAAAAGCCCATTTTAATAGTTCTTCTTTCAGCTAATAAATACCACGCTGTGTCTGACTCAATTTCAGGGTCAATAATTAACTCATACGCATTTTTATTAACATTTGGAACACCTGTATTGTCAGCACCAAGCTTATTCATTGCACCAAGTATTTCAAGAGCAGTTACTTCCAATGCAGGTGAGATAACAAGGAACTTAGGAACTATCTTAAGTGGTGTTTTACCATCAATTGACTTGTGCTTAGACATAGCCAATCTACCTGCTGAAAGTGCTGTGCTTGAAAGAGCATCTGTTGCACTATTATTTCTACTTGCAACCCACATACCTGAACCATCAGCCATTTTGTAATTTTCATAAGCACCCTTGTTTTGAAGAATGTCATAAGCAATACCATTTGCTGTTGTTTGAGCCATAACTGCAAAATTTGCAATTAGGTTTGTAAATCCACTTAAATCATCGTTAATTAACATCTCACGAGTAACGATAAATGCGTTACCAAAAGACCCAATTTGCCATGTTTCAGCTTTCTCATTGCCTTTAAGTTCTTTCAAGTCACCATTTTCTAGTAACTTACTTAAACGACCACCACCAACAGAAGATGTAACATCTGTCATGACTCTGAAATCAGGAACATCTACTTCTTTCATCCAAACTTTATAAGTACCTGTACTTGCTTCAAATTCAGAAGTTAAAACTCTTGAACCAATTGATTGTAACAAGATTGGAAAATCACCCGATAGCAAAGAACGCTCTGCAATCTCATGTGGATTATGACTTCTCTCGCTCTCAGGTAAAAGGTCATTGCCAATAGATGTAAGAGGTGCATAACGATACTTGTCTGCATCAGAATGTGGGTTTTCAACAGGAACACCAAGTCTTAACGCAAGACCGTCAGCCATTGCACGTAACATGCCACTTCTAGTTGACTCTTCCCCATCACCAATATCATTATCACCTTTTGATGCAACAATACTATCAAGAATAAAAGTTCTGAAACCCTCAACTGTCATTTTGCTGTCATCAACATGACGAACAATGTCAGCTTGTGGAATATCATATTTAGCACCGATAACTCTTATGTCATTTTGACGTTTCAAGTTAGCATTTTCAGCTAAAACTCTTACCATATCTTCTGATGATTTTGTTGTAGGTGGTGTTGTAGGTGGTGTTGTAACATCAGCATCACGCATTGCTACCAATTTGACCATTTCAGCTTGTTCGTCAACACTTCTCTTTACCATCGCCTCTAGTTTAGCTAGGCGTTCCTTTAATTCTTTATTCATTTCGAGTAATCCTCCATTATTTTCGTTTTCTCTTTTTTTAGCACCGCTGTCAAAACCTATCCCAACAGCAGAAACCTCAAAAATATCAAACTTACTAACGGTTACATTATCCCGTTCATTAGTAGCACCTGACTCAACATTATACTCATGTATCTCATACCCAATTGAAACATCTGTTAAAATCTCTTCACGATATTTGGTATATAACTCTTGACTTTTTACATCTGAACCAAAAGTAACATCGCCAATAAGTTGACCATCTTCAACTCTAACATTTGAAATTTTACCACTTGCACTATCAGAATTACGATAATGGTCTTTGAAAAAAGTTCTTAATCTTTCAACATTTGCACCATTAACATCCAATATTTCGTTGTAGTATTCACCTGTTCCCCAATCGTAACGAACACCTGAATTATCATTACTTACAAAGACAAATGTTAAGGTTGAGGTTTCTACACCTGCCATCTCTAACTTTCGTACTTTACAACCAATAGAACGTGTCCTTGTTTGATTAAGCAATACCTCTTTTTTACGTTTAGGCATCAGATACCTCCTTTTTATTATTAGATGACTCAGCACCCGTTATGTTTTCATCTAGGTCAGTTTTACCACTATCATTTGTGTCATCTGATTCATCCTCAATAAGTGTGTAATCGGGAACACCATACTGCACTTTTAATTCAATCTCTTTTTGTTTTTTCTTTAAAATTTCTTCATAATCCTCACCTCGTGAATTGGCTACATCCGTTTCACATGTGAGATTTAACTTTATCTCTTTTTCAGTTGCAGTTATCTCTTTTAATGGGTCTACCAAATCTCGCTTTGGCATAATCCACTTTGGTTTTACCCATTTAACAGGGTCTTTTTCAAAACCACTTGCTTTAACAGTTCCTTTTAAAATTTCAACTTCTAACCACGTTTCGTATATACTATCCAATACCATCTCTTCAAAGTGGTCTTGTTCTGTATCAAACCGCTTATTATCCTGTATTAATGATGCTCTTGACGATGCAAAGTTAACTTTAGAATAATCCCTAAATGCCAACTCATAAGAAATTTTACGAGCAGTTGCAATAAGTCGTATTGTATTCTCACTAAATTGAACATAGTCAGTTGCAACACTATCAGGGTCAAGTTTTGATATATCTTCACCTTGTTTCATGTATAAAACTGATACACCATTAATATTTTGAATGTTGTTTTTTAAATCAGCACCATACATATTATTACCATTACCCGATGTTTTTACAGCGTATGCAATATTAGCTCTTGCCCTAGCACCTTGAATACTTGCTGTTTGAAAGCCTGAAAAATTCTTTATGTCAACTATTGCTTGTTTATACTCACTAACACCTCTATATTGAGTTACACGCTCAGGTAGGTAATAGTTTATAACATAGGTTGCATCAATACTTACTGTTTTATTGTTAGCATCCTTAAAATGATACTTGATAACCTTACCTGTTCCATCAACTTGCAAACCTTTATCTTTACGTGTGCTATCCAAACTCTCAGCTTCAAGTAATTGAATTTTTAGACCATCTTTTGTTATCTTTTTATATATAAAGATTTCACCATCAACCATTCGAGTCTTTAACATAAGGCGTTGCATAATTGAAAATGAATGTTGACCCCTAACGTCACAAAGGTTCTTATTTTTAGACCATCTTTTGAAAAGGGCTTCAACATCCTCATCAAATTTCTTTTTGCCTGTGATAGATTGAAATGCAATTCCCTTACCTACAACATTGTTAATTATTGCATTGTCAATGTTGTCCATAATTGGGTTGTTACCTGAAAGCCATCTTGCTCTAGCTCTAAGCTTATCTCTATCTGCATCAGCAGTTGTTTCAAAGTCACTATTTGCGTTCCAAAAGTCTTTGTTGGCTTGTGTTACTTTTCCACCCTCGTAAAAGCCCCTCGCATAGGCATTAATTTGTTGGTCTTTTGATATATAATTTTTTAAAGCTGTTATTGGATTATACATTATGAAAAACTCACTTGAGCAGATGCCCTAGATATTTGTGAACCTGCAACAACGTCACCCTCATTTTCCAACTTACCAATGAGGAATTGTTCTCGTATTCTCATACTATTTAGGTCAGCTTTACGAAAAACTCTACCCCCAACCTCGTAATGTTGGTTGACAAGTACTTCTGATATGGCAGTTTGCATATCTGCAAGCTGTTCACCCCACGTTTTTAATGTAACTGCCATGAAAAACTCCTACTATTTGATATATAATAGCAAAAGTATACCATAAATTAATTAATAAACAACAAAATGATTAAAAAATAGGCAGTTTTAGTGTTAAAATTCATCCAAATGTGAGGTTGGTTTGTATATTTCTGTGCTTTTTTCGACCTCTTTTTGCGTTTTTGAGGTAGTATTTTGAAGATATAACACAGGTCTTTGTAGGTGATTTACAATAATTTGCATAATTGATAACACAGCCATTGCATATACCCTACAATCCAATGCCTCATTACGCACTCTCACGTTAACATATTTACCTTTATCATCACGTTGTTCAGCTGTAAGCATATTAAAGTACTTTTTGTTGTATACAGGCTTGTTTGGGAAACTACAATAATTTGCACCTTTTTCAGTAAGTGCTAAGTTAGCAAAAAAGTCATCTTTTAAAGCAGTTACCCCCAACATAAATAGTGTTAGTTCATTTGGTATAATAGAACCCATTGTCTTATTTGTTATAGGTGCTGTTAGGATATTTGAACCTTTAATTGCAAAGATGTTTTGATTGGTTCTTGCCCTACAATAAGCATACATTGACTTTGCCCTATGACCTTGCGTATCTATACATGTACCAATTATCTTCATTAATGTTCCATCAATACGTTTAAATGTACTTGTTAAGTAATTATCAAGTAACACTTGTGTTTCTTCAAATTGGGGGTCGCCTGCTATAACCTTGTAGTCAATTGACCAAGTTTGATTATTTCTACCATGAGCCACAACTTCTATTTCAAATCTATCATCCTGAGTATCAACACCTGCTGTAAGAACATATGCTTCATTTGGAACTTCACCCCCATACTCTTCAACTCTCTCATGTGGGTTTGTAATATGTACACCGTCTAGGTTTTGTTTCCATACTTCTGCGTTACGTGTATTCTTCCAAACCTGCATGAGGCGTGCATCACCTTTTAACATAAGTTTATGTGCTTTTATAAACTCGGTTGCAATTTCATTCCACCCCAACCAACCATAAGGGCTGTAGAATGATGACAATTTGTAACCTCTGTGGATATGACCCTCGTTTCTAGGTTGCCATATTCCTTTTAACATCATTTCGGTTTTTTCAAACTCTTGGATGACATTACCACATGTAGGACATGCACATGTAACATCACCTTTTAACATTCCCATCTCATCAACGTCATACTTCATATACTCCCATTTAAAAGACATAAGTACATCACATTCAGGACATGGCATGTCATATTCTCGTTGGTCACTATCTTCAAATTCAGTTTCAATATTTGATTGACCTGCAACAGTAGGTGTTGAGTTTATGTATATTTTTTTATTTGCAAAAGCATCGGCACGGGCTTTACCTAAAGCAAGAACATCACCCTCAGCAAATGAACCAAAACCATCACAGTCATCTAGGGCTACAACCCTTGCTGAGAATGAACGAAAGCTTGCTGTTGAGTTAGACCAACCAAAGGATAGGTTACCTCCTGCAACAGCTTTTGTAAAGGTTTCACCAATGTCATCTTTACTTTTACCACCTGTAATCTTTTTTGCAAGATGTGGAATTGCTCTAAGTGATGGTGTTATTCTACGTTTTGATGTACCTTTTGCAAGTGTTTCAGTTGGTAGTATATATAGTATTGGACATGGGTATAAATCAAGGTAACACATTACCATATTGTCAGCAAGAGAACTGAACCCAAGTTGTGTACCTTTAATAACCTTAACCTGTTGTGTCGCTGAGGTTGGACTTAACTCATCCATTATCTCACGTAGATATGGAGTTCGTTCTGTACGCCACTTACCTGCCTCTGCTGAGGACTCTGATGTTAATATCCGATATGTGTCTGACCATTCTGTTATTGTTAGGCGTGGGTCGGGTTTGAAACCATTGGTGACACCTTGTAGTAATGGGTTCATTTTAAAAAGCTTTCTTCACTAAACCCATCTAAGATAATGTTAATCTCTTTAAATAGGAGTTCTTTTACCTCATGGGCATCTTTCATAGTAGCTAACTCATTTGACAATCTGTCG